GTAGTAACTGGAGTTTGGAGTGCCATTATTGTTTATTTATAAGAATTTGAAGCATCTGTTTAATCTCAGAAATCTCAGATTTAACATCCTGTAATTCCTTACCTTGTCTCTCTAGTTCTTGTTTCTGAGCCTTAGCTGCATCTCTTCGAGCAATATAGGTCTCATATTCTTTACTATTAGTATTTAGGATGGCTTTATTCGATACATCACGAATTAAACCATCCAACCCTTCTACTTTTAAGAAATCCATGTTATGCGCAAGCGATTACACGGAGGTCTTTAATTCTGGCGACTTCAGCAGAATTTGTAGATCTAAACACAATCTTCACAGTTATAGCATCGAACTGAGTTAGATTAGCCGAAGAATACTGAACATCAACAAAGTTAAATGGTGAAGTCGTTTTCGGAATAGCTGAATCTGGAGAGATTAAAGTGTACGGAACTGTCGTAAAGTCCACATTAGAACCAACTTGGTTTAGTTTATAGTAAACATCTACAGAAGCATTTGTAGGTAGATTAACAGCGAAACGAATCTTCAGATAAGAAGAAGGATTTGCAAGGTTAATCTTACGAGTTACATATTTACTATACTGTGAACCACCATACGGAGCAATTTCCTCATAGAAGTTATCTAGGGAAACTACAGTAATGGAATCACCTGCACCAACTGCAGATAACGAGCCACTTAAAGTAATGGTAGAACCATCTGTTGCTACAGCAGTAACTAAGAATGTATTATTGTTAGAAGTAGTTGTAGATCCAGAAATTGTAATATAACGACCAACACCGATAGTTTGGAAAGCCAACTTAGTTGGAGCATCTGAAGTACTTAGACCAGTGGAAGTAATAGCCACATGAGTATTTGCAGAAACAACTGTTCTATTATCGATAGGTGAAATATTTGTAGTTGCTTGTGTAGCGTTATTAACTTTATTATGCACGCAGATTAATGAAGTTCTGTGAGTATCAATAACTGGAGATAATGAGTCATTAGTTGATGAAATCTGAGCAGAGAAAGTCACAGATTTTGATCCACTTAAGAACGCAGTTTCATTAGTTTCAGAAGCAATCACTCGTGGTGTAGTATATGGATTTGATTGATTAATCAATACATAATCACCAGCAGTTTGAGTGATATAAGGAACTTCAGAACCATCAACAGAATGTCCGCTAGTTGATTTGATGTAGTAGTCAGCGTTAGTTTCAGAGAATCCTTGAACCTGAACTGCTGGCTGAATTACATCAAACTGCACATTGTCTGTTGCTTGGATTCCATCACCACCAACAAAACCAGTTGCATTTGCATTAGTCGTAGTTGTGAAAGTATATGAATCTAAGTCGATATCAGAAATTGTATGAGTGCCGTTTAGTTCGGCTGCAGGAATATTGTTGTATGTTCCAGCAGCAACACCTTGAATGCGAACCTTGGAAGAAACGAACATATCATGATTAGGATGATATACACGAACTTTGTTTGATCCGCTAGTCACTTGGAATGGATTGCTTTGCAAAATTGTATTTGGTAATATGTCATTTACAAAGTCAACTTGTCCGATAACACCAGTGTCAAACTGTGCACGGTAGATAGTGAACATCAAGTCTTGTGATTGATCAGCTGTCCAAGTGGAAGCGTTTTGTGACTTGAATAGAACACCAGCGTATGGTTGCTCAGAAATAAAGCGATCTGTTCCAGCAACTTTCTCGCCCATCTGAGAAATCCAAACACGATAGTTGTTTGAGTCAGAAGCAAGAACGATACAGTATTCAGTTGCATCATCCACAAATACTGGAGACGGGAATGTGAATCGAGTTGGAGTATCAGGTGCTTGGTAGATTGTACCATCAACTGTTACTGTGTTTGTTGAGATACTAACTTTATCTGGATTCAAAGCCATCTTCGAGAATGGAAGAACTTTCTTACCTGGATATCCATTCACAACTTCACGAATCTCAATATTAACAGGAATATTGTCGTCTTTAGTTGCAAAGAAAATATCAACACCAGTCAAGAATGCACCACCTCTTTGTTGGACCAAGAAAGTCTGTGCCAACGGATCGTACCAACCAGTATCACCAACAACTCGCTCTGATGTTTCAGTAATTGTGCGAGTCTCATTAACAACTTCTTGAGCAACTGTTGCATTACGAACAGCATTGAATGTTGCTTGTTTGGTCTCAAGGATACCTTGTGCACGATACTGAACGATACCACGAGAAGTATAGTCACCACCATTATTGGCGGAGTCAGTAATTCTTAGTTCTTTAGTTCCGCAACGGAAACGGATCGCATCAGTATTTGGAACAGTGAATAAAGCGTATACATCACCATTAAAGTTAGATACTAATTGATCAGAAACAGTTTTCGGTGTAACAGTGGTATTAATTGTACCACGAGCACCAGAAATAGAACCGATGATTGTTTCACCAGATTGGAAAGTTCCATTAATGTTTAAAACATAAATTGCTTTTGCGCCAGTCGATGAAATTTCATATCCAACACAAACACCAGTAGCACCAGAAGTTTGTCCAGTTACCACATCACCTTTGTTTAAGGCAGGTTGTGTATTGGCAGTTGGATCACCAGAAATACGACGAGCAGTTTCTGTAGAGTTTGAACCCACATTTGAGTTAAAGTCAAATTCAGAAGCAAAGCCAGAGATTGCATTAAATGGAATTCTTGTGGCAGGTTGAACATAAGAGTCAACTGAAATGCTATCAAAGAAAGTATGCAATCTAGTTAATGGTTTGAATCCTTTTGCTTGAATCAAAACACCACGAGAACGAATGAATGGGATAACAGCAGTTGAAAGAACTCTGTCTTCAACGAGTTGTCTATCAACTTGAGCAACAACAGAAGTCTTAACACCGCTTCTTGCTTGTCCAACATCTTGTGCAGTTGTTTCAGTTGTAACAACACGATGTGCCCAACCATTACCCTGAACATCACCGAATCGTGCATTCAATGCATTGGCATCAGTATTTGCTGTAGTTCCGTCTCTCCAACCAACAGTTCCAATACCTCGTTTATCACCAACGAAAGTTTGATCAACGCTAGTTGCAGTTCCTGTCCACTGATTCTGCCATGCATTCCATACAGTACCAAGAGCACCAGTTTTTTCTAATACAGTATTAATAGCATTGAAGTTGCCTTCCACATTATTAACAATGTCTGGACGACGATCAACTTCAAACCAGTCATCAGAAGATGGGTTTAGTTGAATGTTACCAATGAAGGTGAAAATAGCAAATGGATTAATGTTTTCTGTACGAGATGCAACTGCTTGTTTAATGAACTCTTTATTTGTATATGGAAGAGTAATAACATCACCAGTCAATGCATAGTTATTTGCAGTTCTTTGAGCAGATGTAGAGTTTTTCTCAATTAAGTTCACATTGTCCATACGATAGAATGGACGCAACTCTTTTCTTTCCATATCAATAGAGCAACTGTAGTCAGGGTTTGCTGAATCGCCAACACCATGACCAGTGAAACTATCAACAATGAAACCATTCTTGAAGCGATCTAATCCTTGGTCGTCTGGAATAGTTAAACTTACAGTTTCTTGTTCTAGTAATGATAAAGATGTGTAATACTCTAATGTATCGATACGCTTCTCAAGAGCACCAATGTCTCTCATTGTATAGCGTTTGTTATCGATAGATTTTACATTAACATTGTTTGCTTTAGTTCCAAAAGTATATGGCTCTAAAGATAGTTTGTAGAGAACCATTCCATTCTTTGGATCTTCTGGTTCTGCTGGGTTTAAAGATGGAACACCTTTAACTTGGAAGAAGTTACCATTAAAGTCAATCGCAATTTTATCTTTACGAGACAAATAGTATGACATGTCTGCTTCCACATTAACACCTCGTTTAGGGAGTTGTGTCAATGAAGCACCTGCAGAACTAAAGTCTACACCAGTGTTATCAATTCTTGGACGGAAGTCTAACGAATCTCTTAAAGAACGACCACTGTAAAAAGGAATTTCTTCGTAACGAATACCTGAACCAGTATATGAGTCTACTGAGAAATAATCGCCAGTACCATGTTCAAAGTAATCAAATGTGATTTGAATTGGAGCTGTTGGTGGAGGAACACCTTGTTTTAATGTGATTGATGCTGTATCATAATAGTCATCTTTTTGACCATCATTAAATGTATAATTGCTACCAATTTCAGCACTGTAAATACCAGTTGGTGATGCCCATGAACCAGTGTCTTGTTTGATGCTAGTGACACGATATCCATCAGCCTTACCAAGACTAATAACTGGAGCAGTTCCAGTTGTCTTTACAGTAATTGGTAAAACAGCGTTTGTTAGTGTCTTTGTCTTTTCTTTAGCATCAACAGAAGTCTTGTGAACTGCTGCAAGAATTGTAAACTGAGTATCATGATATGAATCAGGTAATGTAAAGATAACCTGACGGAGTGATGGAGTTACCACATTGATATTAGATGGAACAACAATCTCACCTGTTGAACTAACAAGTAACAGATAGTTTGTAGACTCAGCTGCAGATGCAAATGTATCGGCAGAACCAACAGCATTAATTGTAAGAGTACAAGTTGTTCCCAAGTCTGCAGAAGTAGTGGCAACAAATCTCTGAGTTACTGTGTAAGATGTTCCGATTGTTGTATCATCAGTTGCCCTGATTTTACGAGTTGCATAATATGGTAATGGGAATATTAAACTAGAATTCTGTGGTTCAAATACATTAGTTGACAAACGATAAATCGCTGCACCAGTAACAGTAACATTTGAGTTAATAGTTAAAGAAATATCAGTTGAAATAGCAGTAACACGACGAACAGTTGACGAATTACCGATATAAATGTAGTCACCAACTCTTAATTCTGATGTGTAACGAGTTCCATTACCAGTTAATGTGGTAGAGTTATTTGCAGTTACAGAACCAGTCAATAAACTAGGAACTGGATAAATGTCTGCAGTAAAGTTTGTGCCAGTTGAACCAGCATTAAAATAAACTTGTTTAACTTGCTGATTAAAATTAACACCACTGTTTAATGTAACAGTGCTCAATAGTAATTTGTATACATCAGCTGCACGAGTGGCACCAAGAGAATGTAACTCAATACCACGAACACGAGCAGT